AAGGTACGCAAAAAACTCTACCGTCTGGAAGCAGCACTCCGCCATTAAAAGCATTACTACCAGGATAGGTTCCTGTTGGAGTTATAAGTGTGTCAGTTACTGGGTCGTAGATACGAGCTGAAGTTGAATCGTGAGGTACGCAAAAAACTCTACCGTCTGGAAGCAGCACTCCGCCATTAAAAGCACTACTACCAGGATAGGTTCCTGTTGGAATGGTAAGTGTGTCAGTTGCTGGGTCGTAGATAAGAGCTGAAGTTGAAGCGTGAGGTACGCAAAATACACGACCATCGGGTAATAAAACACCACCAATAAAAGCATCACCACCAGGATAGGTTCCTGTTGGAGTGGTAAGTGTGTCTGTCTGTGATCCATAATTAACCGCACGAACATTTTCAAAGTAGCTGTAAGGTGTTGGGGGAAACCAGTAGTCTAATGAATATCCAAATTGCACTGAATATGCAGCAATGCAATCATTATCTGATGTACCATAAAAAGTTATAGATAATACAGCGGATTTACTTGATGAGATAGATGATGGTTTGTCACCGATGAATACCCATCCAGCCGGAAATGTTAAATTACGATTAGTGCCATCACAGATTAATCGTAATGACACCATACGCCCAATAGCACGATTTGAAGATGTAAATGTGAGATTACCAGTTAGGCTGATTGTTCTGTATTTTTGGTCTAAAGTGAGCATATCTAAATTAATTGATGCTGAATATGTAATAGTATCAAATGATATAACTTCTTGTTTTGCAGTCCAAGATAACCCACTACCCGTGCTAGTTAATACACTACCAGCAGTTCCTACAGTTGATCCCGCTAAGATTGTAACTGGTAGAAATTGACGAGAATCGTCAATTACGGTATTACCCGAAATCTTTATTGCCATCTTCGCTATTTAAACTCGGCTTACTTATTATTTATATTATTATTTAATTCCTTAATGGCCTCTATTAAGATTCCAATTATTGCAATATAATTTACTGATTTTATACCTTCATCACTCTCATGAACCAATTCTGGTAATATTTCTTCAATTTCCTGAGCAATTACGCCGTATGATTTGGTACTAGTTGCATTCCACTCAAATCCAACACCATGCAATTTAGATATTAGTTCTAACGGTGATTCAATTTCAGAGATATTTGTCTTTAAGTTTATATCTGAAGTAGAATTAAAATCTGTTGCAGTTATTACTGTTGCAGTAAAACTACCATTAGCATCTCTAGCAACAATTGTATCGCCAGCCACATTTGATGATGTTGCAGCAGCAGAAACTGTTACTGGTGTTGATCCATTATATGACCCAACAGTTAAATAACTACCAAAGGTCAAAGTAGATAATGTACTCCCAAGACCAACTCCAGATATTGTACTATTTTGTAATTTTGAGTTTTGTATGGTGGAATTAACAATATCAGAATTTTGAATCGAACTTGATAATGATAATTTAGAATATGCAATAGATGCTCCAATGGCCACATGATCATTCACAATTCCTAAATCAACAATCATATCAGATGTAATCACATTTGGAGAACCAGTGACTACAATAGTACCAGATATGTTAGGAACAGTAATTACTCTAGTTGTACTTGTTGATATACCAGAAGCATCAAATCTAAATTTTTTAGTATCATTATTATTGTCAAAAAATAATGTTGTAGATGCCTCAAGAGATTTATTTAGAATTATATCTGATGTATCTGTACCAACAATATCACCAGATAATGGCGCAGGCTTACCACCCAAATACTGTGAATTTAACTTATTAACTTGTGTTGTTGATGATACTATTAGTGGTGCATCACCAGTAGTTATAGTTGAAATAAACTGATTTGATTGTATATTATCTGTTACGGTTAAGAACCCAGTAATTTTAGTTCCACCTACAACTTCAAATTTACTTGAAATTACTGAGGTTCCAACACCAACATTACCATTTAATCTATATACATCAGAACCAGCACTAGACCACCTATCTACAGTTGGATCAAATAATTCACCAACACCATCAAGATAAAATGAAGTTGCAGTAACAACCCCAGATGCAAATACATCACCATCTAGTATGGTATCACCAATAACATGTAATTTTGATTCTGGATTTGTAGTTCCAATTCCAATATTTGGTGAAATTGATGTTGTTATTGATATATTACCTGAACTATTATCAACTAATAAGAATGAACCAAATTGTGATAATTCTCTACTTCTTTCTGTCATTGGATTTACCTACTAAAATATTGGATTATAAACAACAAATTCAATAGTTTCACCACCAAAAGTAGGATCATTTAAATATACATTAGACCCAGTTGTTGCAGAAAATTCAGTTGGTGCAAGTCTAATACCATTAACATATGTATCAACCAACCCAATAGTATATGAAACAGAAAATGCAGTAAAGCCAATTCCAGCCGTATATACAGTTGATGTTCTTGGGGATAAATTAGGTGTTGCCCAGGTTTGTCCATACCCAGTTTTTACTATAAGTTGATTTGAAACACCAATGGAACCTCCTATAGATATATCTCCATCAACACGCAAATCATTTGTGGTTAATCCTATTGATACATTAGACGTTTGTGTTCTTATAGTACCATAGACATCTAATGTATCAATAGGATTAGTTGTTCCTATTCCAACTTTACCTGAATTATTATTAGCAAAAATTAAATTAGTATTAACTTCTATGCCATTTTTTACAACAAAATTCTTATCAGCCATTGAGGTTCGCTTTCCCCTCTAAGTTATATTATTATTTATTATTATAATGTTTCAGATAAAAATTCAGCTATACATCTAGTGAAGGCCACTCGATTATCAACTAAACTATTAACAAATACATTCCTGATCTTAAATAAAGCACCCAAACTTTCTTGTGCTAAACTTATCGTATTATGAATTTGTAATATACTTGGAGTCCAATCTGAGGGTGGAGTTGAACTTCTTATAATATTATAATCCGTGGGTGTTGTGAATATAACATACCCATATGGTAAAGATGATGATTCACCATAGAATAAAACACCATCATAATTAATATCTGAGGTATATGAACTTAATGATATCACTCTATATTCACGATTTAATACTTCACCCAGTCCATCATTTAATATTCTTGTCCCAGAGGATACATTAACTGGAACGTTAATCATATTGATGGGAGATGCGCCCTGCTCATCTGATGCTGTTATTATAATTGTTTTTGATCCGGCTCTTATTGGTGATGTTATAATTGAACCATATCTACCAGCAGTACCAGATACAATACTGTTTGGTGTGGTATAAATCGACCATAAATTACCATGAACATCCTCAGTATATGGGGAGCCACCACTATTAAGAGGATTAAAACTATTTAATCTCCCATTCTGATTGCAAACATTAATATAAAAATTTCCAATATTATTATAATAACTATTAATCCAATTTGTTTTTGTGGATGAACCACTCAATTCCCCTCTCATAAAAGTATTTTGTATTAATAATGAGCCATTGGAATTAATAATTTGGAAATTACTTGAATAATTTCTACTATATAAACCAAAATATGAATATAAATTTGGAAATTCCCCTAAATCATCACCTATTTCTTGGGTAAGTAATGCATCTTGAATCGACTCAATAAAATCACCATCACTAAAAAATTGATTAACATCATCCATTGATCCACTTTCATCATTATGAATAATCATATTAATTCCAAGGGCTCTATTATTTCCCTTGAATAATATTGGTGATTGATTACAACTAGCAGAGCCGTGAAATGCCATATTATGAATACTTAGCAAATACTCCAAGCACTTTCCAAGTAGAACTTATTCTTAAGAACGTGAACCCCATAAAATATGTTCCTGCTGTAGTTCCACTTGGACTAATACCATTAAGCCATTTAATTGATACCGTTGAACCATTAATTTGAAATGTTGATGGTAGTGTAGTTGTTGAAGTTGTCTCCATAATTAAAGTATAATTCAGTGCTTTATTATTTCCAGTAGAAACACTTGTAATATTTAATGATGATACAGTATTATTTGAAATATACCTTATTGGGCCATCTGCAAAACTCACAGATAAGCTACCACCACCGAAAGAAGAATTATTAATGACATCAGAAATTTGATAGAATGTACTAATGCCAATACACTGATCCCCAGCCTTATTAAGTGGTGTATATCCCAATCTAGAGCTAATGTCCTCGTAGTACCCCCCAGTTTGACCTACACCGGCTGTGTTTACCAATTTACTTACCGATGCATCTACAATGCCACCACCACCCCTTACAGGGATTGTATTGGGGGTATTAGCTAAGTCAGCACCATAACCATCTAGATAATCAGAATTAAGATTATCAACCTTAATAGATGAAGCAACACTAATTGGGGATAGTGTTGTTGTTGTGGAAATTAATCTAGAACCACTACTAGTTCCATATATCGTTAATGCACCATCACTTACCAATCTAGCAATTTCAGTTGTTCCACCATACCACTTGAATGCATAAGCCCCATCATTTTTAGGTACAGAGAACCACAATGAATCATTTATACCTATACCAGAAGCAAAATCAACGTTTGTTGAATCTAAGCTGTCATAATAAACAACTCTAGTTCCAGAACTTCTTGTTGTGAATGTTGGTATATTTTTTCCTAGGGTATTTGTGAAGTTTAATACATCTAATGGGTTTTCAACAAATATTGTAGTGAACCCACTAACTGAATCAAAAGAACTATATACATTTAATTCAAATCCATTGGGTGAACCAGAGAATTTCAATGATGAAGCATTACCAGTGTAATTGGTGGTAGTATTCGTCCCAGTATAAATTCCAACGGTATTTAATGGATCCCCACTAAATCTAACTGTCGTAATTCTAGAATTCTCATCATACTGGGTAATAACTGTTATTCCCACACCAACAAAATCTATTTGAGTTGAGAAACCAACAGTACCTGAATTAGAACTAACCCCAACACCAAATAGGTTATTGTTAATCCACCCAAAAGATCTCCACTCATTATCTGTAGTATAAATCCACCCAACATTTGAGTTATCTACTGGTAATGAATTAAATGAAATATCACCATAAGTTCCAGACAAATTAGGAATAGTACTAGAGACTGTAAATTCTCTAGATACATTTTCTTCACCATTAATATATAATTTTTTAACTTCCACCCCATTATCTGAAGTTGAAGTTAATTTATTATTAATTAAAATCGGTCCATTAAATGTAGATAATAAATCTTTGTTCTCCCCACCATCAACCTGTATTGTTCTATTGATATAACTTTCATCAGTTTTTATAAGATTAAATCCAAGTCCACCTGAATCATTGTTTTTATGCTGCTCACCAAGTACAGTTAGAAGTGGTGAGTCATATAACTCCTCCTCACCTGATGATAATTTTATTTTCTTATTACCATTATAATAATGACCAGTACTGCTTTTTGCAGTGTAGTCAACTATTCCACCATTAAATTTACTTGACTGTGCCAATATAACTTCAGAACCACTCAACTCTCTGGTTTGCCTTTCTGGGAACGCAGATGAATAATTACCAGGACCAAATCCCACATAAGCAAATGTATGACCAGATGCACTAATAATAGAGTTTCTTCTTAATTCAGTTGGTAATATTTTAATCTTATTCACTAAAGAATTAGAACTATGTGTCTGCCTCTTAGATCCAAATAGTGATCTATAAACATTAACAGTATTACCACTTACTGTCGTTTTAATTCTAAAGATCTCATCATTTATTTGAAGATAATCACCAATTTGGAATCCATTTAATACTGCATTTGATATGACTAATTGATCTGAGATTGATACATCAGTTAATTCTGCTAGTATTACTGTTCCTATTCCAGCATAATTATATGATAATCTACCAGATATATTTTCATCATTTAGGGAAATGTTTCCGTTATTTGATTCATAACCATTTTTATAGCAATAAATTACACCACCAGTACTTAAACCTACACCACCAGCACCATAATTGACAGTAATAGATGTTTGATCAGGAACATTTTCAATATATACTTTTTGATTGAAGTATTCTGATTCAACTCCACCGATAATAATTGAATTATCTGTATATAAACCATGACTAGTATTAAATCCAACTGTTGCTATTCCACTTATAGAATCATATACGAACGATGTGGCTAAAAGTGATTTCCCAGTTAAGTATAATACTGATTTTTCTAATGTAGTTATTCCAACAGAACCAGAAGAATTTGTAATTGTCGATGCAGAAGATACAATTATCTTATGTGGGTCAACAATACTTGTTATTCTATAATGGGTATTATATGATGAATAATCATTAGAAACATTTGATATTTCTAATGTATCATTAATATTATTTTGTATTCCATCAACTCTTAATGTGGCTGGGACAAATCCAGTAGTTGTTCCTATTCCAGCAGCCGGAATCGCACTGATAGTATTTCCAATACCATATGCACTTCCCCTTGCCATAATCTGAATTGATGTTACTGATCCACCAGCACCAACCTCAATTCTAGCACTACCATATAATCCTGTAGTAGAACCAGCATATCCAACAAGATCTACACCAAAATAAGTCCCCTGAATATAATTTGAACCACCACTAATAATACTTAATCGTGATATACCATTATATCCATGATCAACTTCGGTATAAATTGTATGAGATGTTCCAACAACATTGGTTTCAATTTGTGTTATACCAATACCAATATTAAAATCCCTTAATAATTTATTAGAAGTTTCTTTTGTTATACTATTTTCTGGATTATTAGATACTACAGAACCAATAATATTAGGAAGAGCAAATGTAATTGCTGGTTCTACATCAGATTTTGGATTATCTCTATTCTTTCTTGGATATAATTCTTGAATAGGTTGTGATAATTTTATGTCAGTAAATGGTGCAATTAATGGTGAATTTGTAGTATTAATTAATGTTAAATGATAGACACCATCTTGAATATTTGGAATATAATCATTCAAGGTTTCCTTTTTATAAATTTGGAATGTTGTTTTAGTATCTTGTTTTTTAACAATTGGTAAACTCAAATTCCTTATTGTTAAATCATTTGTGAATGTTCCAGGATCACTAGGCAGTGAATATGTAAATTCCCTACTATTTGGTACTGAAGTGATTATAAATTCACCATTATAGCCATCATCATATATCCCTGAAGTATTACTTGAAGATGTTACATTTTCAATTCTTACTCTAGTTCCAACAATACAGTTATGATTTAATTCAGTTTTAATGGTTGCTACTGAGATATTCCAAGTTGCATCAGAAATAAATTTAGATATTCTTAACTCATTTGGAGAAGATAAATTAACAATGGATGTGCTATAGTATTTTGATAGCTCACTTAATGTTAACCCAGTTGAGTTGCTTTCTTGAAGAATAAATCCATCAGTTGGTGATCTTCCAAATAATTCTGATTCTTTTGGTACAACATATCTAACTCGTTGTATTGTATCATTAAGTTTTCTATCATCAGAAAATCTTGTAATGTATGTTCTTGGTGTTGCATTTCCTATGCCGCCAACACCATAAGAATTAATTGCATTATATAAATTATTTTGTGACGATGCAATTGAAACATTGATATACCAGTTACTATTATCAGAATCCCACTGTATAGGATGACCAATATCATTGGTATTTTTATCAACAACCCTACTAATTACACTTAATTTTCCACCCTTATAATTTACTGTTATTTCATTATTCTCAACAGCAGAACTTAATGTTTTTGCCAATTTAATTTCAGTGGATCCCAGACCAACTGAAACGTCTGAAGAAATTATAAAATATGCTGTATCATAAGATAAACCATCCGGCAAATGTCCATTATCAGAATATATTCTAACTTGCTCACCAGTTTGGAAGTCGTGAGGTCCGGTTAATGTGATTACATTAGATACTATAGAATTTTCTAAATTATTATTCTTTCTATGAACATCAATTTCTTTAGTTGAAATATACTCATTACCATTGACTGTTGGTAATATAATAGATGCGCTATAGGTACTAGTAATTCCAGATTGTGATATTTCACAATATAGGGTTTCATCTATTTTTGAACCAATTCTATATCCATCAATAACGTTTAATGGTTTTCTATTGATATTATTTCCATTATAAAGATATAATCTATTATAGTTAGTCGCTCCAATAGAAACTGATGTAGTTAATCCAACATCTATAGATAAAAATTCTATTGTTTTTGTTGTATTTTCAATAACCTTTGATGGTATAATATGTGTAATGTATCCAGTGTCATCCTTAACAAAGGCGCTTCTCTGATAACCTTCAGATACTAAAGATTTTGCACCAAAATTAGAATTAGAATTTGTTATTTCTAACTCACCACCACTCTCTACTACAAATTGCTTAGCATAACCTATAGCAAAAACAGATACTAATTGTAAGAATGAATTATTAGTTGCCTTTATATGATAATTTTCATATGATGGTTTAAATATTGATAATGAGTCGGTATGTAAATTAGAAACTGTTAATAAATCTTTATATTCACCACTACTTGAATCATACTTAATAAACGCATTATCGTCTTTCTGTAACCCGATTCCTGTGAATTCAGCAACCACTACAGATTTAAATCCATCGACAACATCACCATCAGCAAGTAATCCACACATTCCCCATACTGATCTTAAACTACAAGATTTTATATATGGTGATGACGATGTTACAGTATCAACTGATATATTTAAAGATGCATTTACAATTGTTGGAAGTGGTTCAATTGGAATTATACTTGATCTATATTGCAATTCTGTTGTGCTATTTATAGCATAAACTATAAATTGACCATCATATCCACTCTCATTCACTCCTGATATATCAATTGGGGTGTCAACACTAATGTTATCAAATTCTCTACTTAATGTAACTGTAATGAAATTACTTGGAGTTACACCATCCCCAGATCTTATACTGGTGATACCAATCTCATCACCCCGTGTTCCAACTATTCTATACTCATCTATAACTGGTTCTATATCAACTTCATTAATTGCAACTGAAGCTGAATCAATTTCTCTACCACTTGATGGTCCATAAACTAATGATATCTTCTGGTAATACATATCAAGATCAGTATATTCTGAACTGAATGTCAAAAAGTCATCATCAATCTTTACATTATTCTTACCATCAATGAACTGAAAGGCATCTAATTTATGGTGTGAAAAATTAGATGCAAATTTATTTTTTGTATAATCCTTAAATACCTCCCCATTTTGGTTTCCATCTTTAAATGTTATTTCTTTAAAATAACACCCACCAGTAAATCTAAAAATACAACTTCTTTCTATCGAGTCATTTTGAGGATTTGGAGCATATGTTGGCCTAAAAATTGTCTTTCTTAAATCTAAAGCAATAATACTTGTTCCCCTGGGAACAATAACACCACCATGAATTGAATTTAATTGATATAATTCATTATCACTAGATTCTATATCAAAATTAGATAAATTATTCCACTCATTAAATGCAGTTTCAGTTTCTCCACTTCTTAAATAAAAACTATTAGATGAATCTACTATCCAACCAGGTCTATTATCTATAGTATAATCACCAGGATATACTATTATTGTAGTTTTATTAAACCTATCATTATTTATTCCAGATTGATATGAAAATCTAGTGGACTCAGCTAAGGCTCTTTGAACACTTTTAAATGGTCTTGATAATGAATTACCAGTATTTGATATATTATCAGTGGAATCTAATCCATTTTTATCAACATAAATGATATTACCTTTTACTGATTTTAAGAAATTTTCTAATCTGGAAAGACCCATGGTTAAATATAAATTATTTTTTTATTGATTATAATATTTATTCTTTTCAGATATCACTTGAGTATGTTAAGAAATCTGTTCCACCAATCATAGAGGTAACAAATGAATATATCGAATCAAATTCTTGAATGTTATCTGCAATTACTTTTTTAATAGTCCCATCACTACCAAACATCGTAAATGTTCTTTTTAATAAATTCACTTCACACCTTTCTAAAAGTTCTTCCATTTTAATCCCCCATATACAATATATTTATACCTCATTATAATCATCCATTTTTTATGTCATAATGATATCCAGAAATTGAATATTCTAAATTATTTCCTGGGTAATCATTGGGGGTTTCGCCTTCATATTCTGGAATTAATTTTTCACCATCATTCCTCTGAGCCACAACAAAATAATTTATCTTAGTGTATTCATTTTTATTACTCCATGATAAGTGGGATATTGGTAAACCTTTAATATAAAATCCATTGGATTCAAGAGAATAAGTTAGAACTAATGGGACCATAGTGCAGCTCAAATGCACCGTTAATGTATTAGAATCTACAAAGTTATTCCAATAATCTGGGAACCTAACAAAAACATGAACTTTATCACGATATAGTTTAACACATCCCCTAAAATATACACCATTCTCTGGACCCTCTAAACAAGTATGTCTAAGTCTCCAGTTTTGTTTCGCTGGGTGTGATATATCAAAATTCTTTTTAGATGATAATACATGACCACCACCATTAGATGTTATTTCACCAGTGGCATTAACACCAGTGGCATTAACATTCTCCAGAGCCAATAAATTACCAACCTTCATATTATAATAATACCAAGGCTCACACCTAGGTTTTAAATCCAAATCAACATCATCAAGAATATCTTCTTTATGATGCTTTGGAACAAAATCAAATCTTGTTGATGGTACTCCACTAATTACTGGATCAGCGCAATCAATTTCACCAAATAGACCCTCTTCTAATATACTTTCACTCATAATTTCCACCCCGATTCATTTCTTTTATCATAATCCCACCCAACAACTGAGTATTGCCTATTATCACCAGGATAATCATTTGGTGAATTTCCCCCATACTCTGGAATTAATTTTTCACCATCGATTCTCTCAGCAAATATTTGATAATCAAATTTCATGGTTGTTATTTTTTTATCCGATGAATATACTGTAATTTTGTGCCCATCTAATTTATAATAAAGACTTTGTGGCACATCAAATGGTGTTAATGTAACTGTGATATTATCTATATCAACAAAACCAACCCAATAACTAGGTAAGTCTATATCAACACTAAATCTACCGTATTCTTTAACCTTACCCCTAAAATATACACCATTCTCTGGACCCTCTAAACAAGTATGTCTAAGTCTCCAGTTTTGTTTTGCTGGGTGTGGTATATCAAAATTCTTCTTTAATGATAGTAAATGTTGTCCCCCATTAAATCTTGATATAACTTCACCCTGTGCTAAAACGTGCCTACCAGTTGCAATCGTTTTATTGACTGATAGGTTATCAAATATAGCAGCATCCCCAACAACTGATAGTGAATATGGTGAAAAATTCAATCCACAAACAGAACCTGGAATAATAGGTACTGGTGAATCAGTATTAAGAACTGGACCAATCATTACCCCAGCAGAAATACTAGGGAATAATGATGTGCTACCAAAGATTGATGGCGATTCAATATAAGAAGAACCCCTAATTGTTTTTGGCCCTAATCCCAATGATACCGGATAGTTTTGCCCAACAACTAATTGGTGTGATATTGAAGCAGTATCTAATTGAAATGACATAATTAAAATATTGAATTTTGATTGAATTCTTCGCTAGACGCCAAATAAGACTTATCAGCTAAGAACGATGATGCTGAACTTAGACTATTCATAAAATTACTATACATGTTCATTGATGTGTTTGCTATTAAATCAATTGTATATGGTGTAATCATCTTAATTCCACTCTTAGCCTTAACACTAAATCTTAGCGTGTTGATATTCACCGCTTCATTAGAATCAATAATTACAGAACCCCTGGTATTATCTGGACCATCGGCTCTGATGTGAATATCTTGTGCTGACATTCTAATTCTACCATTTGGTGCCCGCAATACAATATCACCATGCTCAGCTATAAGTAAAAATCCAATCCCATCCTCGGCATTTTCTGTACCAGCAGTATCGGATGCACATTTTATTCCATATACACCTGGACAACGATTTAATGTCCAACCCTTTCGGACACCATCATTTTCTAATGTGGTATAATGGCGGCTATCAAGAGCTTGTAACATTACACCAGATTGAACATCAGATTCTAATTCATCACCATTTCCAACATGCAAATGACCAAATTTAATTGTACCATTTTTATTACCATATTCTATGTTTTTATCGTCTTTCTTTTTTCCTGATGTTCCCCTATTACTTGTCATATACTTCCCCAACACAATCAACTACATCAATAATGGAGATACCAGCTGGGGTATTCTCCAATTCACTCAATCTAATAACATTGAAAACAGGAACCATTCTTGCATTAATTCCAGTTGTACTATTAATATATATGTTCGGTCTTTCAGTGAATCCTATACCTGGGCTATCAACAGCAACTTTAATTAATCTACCAGCATCATCAAACACTGGTGTTAATTCACTACCAAGATCTGGAGTAATAACAATATTATCATTATCATTATAATTTATTCCTGGATTTGTAATATAGATATCCTTAATCTCCAATGCAACTGGGTATCTATTATTTAATCCCGGTCCTGAAATGACTTGAACAACTTCACCAACATTAAGTGATATTTCAGTGTTTGGTGGGATTACTGAATATGTTTGGCCATCATATACAATAGTGTCTTCTGGATTACTAAATTTATTTTGTCCTGCACCAGTACTTCCATTTGGTGATTGTAAATATGCAACCCCAGTATCTAAAATAATTAAATCATTAATAGAGCCACCACTAGAATTAACTACAGGTAAAATGACTGCCCCATTACCAGTCCCACAATTATTACCAAATGAAACTGATGGATTTTGAATATAATTTGATCCATTATTAAATACATCAAAGGCCAATAGTGCTCCTGATCCACTAATAATTGGGTTAGCAGAAAACCCACCACCAGTAGAGCTTATAATATTTACTTGAGGTGGACCACAAAGCACTGGGGCAGAACTACATGAACCACCACTAGATCCTAAAGCATTAGAAATACTTTCTGATACATTTTCAGACATTTTTTGTGGGCCATACCAAAAACTCCACTCATCTATATCTGGGCATTTTAATGGTTCCTCGCATGAAAAGAATTTAAGAGTGTTAGAAATAATATCCAATGCACTTAATACATTTCCAGCAAAATCCACAACCTTACCCAAAATACCACTGATTGACGATAATGCACTATCAATCGCACTTGTAATATCACCTAAAATATTAGATAATACACTACCAACAACATCTAAAACGCTACATATTGAGGCACTGACTCCACCAATTAACTCCATAAATGCGGAAGTCACTAAACCTAAAAGTAATTTTGTAATTTTATTGAATACACAATTGAGAGTATCAGTTGCAGCTTCATTGGCAATTCTTAGATTTGGCCTTAAATTTGGTGGAATCAATGAAATACTAGACGCGACGACAGAATTAAATTGATTCAGAGTATAGTTTCTCATATTTTGAATCATTTCTTTAATGAAAGAACTAACCCCATTCGATACAGAATCAATTATTGATGATATTGATGTCGGCAATGCAGTAGCAGCATTTAAAAAACTATTTGTTTCACTATTTATTTTATTAGTTGCGTTTAATCCATTCTGGATTATATTTTGCACCCCCTTAAGTTGTCCTTTGGGTCCGTCACAATCATAAGTTTTTGGTATATAATCAACCTTTACCCCATCTTGTAATTGTATATGTCTTTCAACATAATTAACATTAGGATCAGTATTTTCCGAAGTACCAGTACCATCAGCTAATATTTTTAAATTTGATACTAGGTGCCATTCTTTAGATGGATCATAGCCAGTAGCTGGAAAATACCTAGCCTCCTCTTCATTCTTATCATACTTAAATAATTCAGTCTGCGGCACATTTGGAATAAGTCCAAGTATAACCGGCTCTCTTGAATTGATACCGTCCTTATAATATCCCATAACATAGGTATTCTGACCAATGCTGGGGGTCATAGTACCCCCACCAATACCAGATCCGGCAGTTGTTGGTAGAAGGACTTCGGCCATAACAGCCTCATTATTTTTCAGCCCATCTTTAATAAACTTAGGATCTTGACCAAACATTAATACTTTATATCGCTTTCCCCAACCAGGAACATCTTCACGATCATGAACTTCTGGGTTTTCATTCCCCTCCCAGTCCCCGAGCACCTGACCATACCAGAAGGTAAATTTTGTTTTTCCTAAATGCTCGGAATTAAAATACTCAGACATTATAGACCTCACTCATACATTCTACATTCTGGGGCTTCTGGGTTTAAATTACAATATAATTCCAATGATGATGGGTTATGATTATCATCAGGATTATCAATTTTATATTGCATAATATTAACTAACTCATCCTCAAGATGTCTGCGTCTTTGCTTACTCATCATCACGGAATTTAATTCTTCGATTATATCTTTAGCACGATTATGTATTGTTTCCATTTATTTTTTATATATTGTATCTCTAACTAGATGTACTGAACTAAATGATCCTGTTCTATTAATTCTATGTGATATATCCATAATTAAGTATTTACCACTTTTAATATCGCTAGTCCTCTTAATTATATTTGATGTGTGTTCTAGAAAGTCACATTGGATAACATCACCGGCATGAATTCCAAAATCCATCGGTATCAATATATTTAGTTGTGATGTAAACATTTGATTTACTCTATTTGATGCCTGCCTTGTTATCTTATCAATATCGAATTTAAATAGTTTAGATTCTGGTTGCTGTTCCTTCCAATTTCTACCTTTTGGTAATACCCCAGTATCCCAGAATTTGGTAGAAAATCTAGATGCTTTTTCTTGTAACTTCAAATCACTGGCTAATTTATAAAACTCAACACCCGCATTATTATCAACCAACTCCTGCTCCAAATAATCAAAATCATTCTGTTCAAATGCTTTATTAAATGGCTCAAAGGTTCTTATCTCCCTTTTAAATAATGAACCAGAAACTAATTGATCCTCAACATCAATATTAACATTCTCATAATGATTTATAATTTTATAATCATACCCATCTGGTAGTAATGTTGTAAGATTATGAATTAATTTTCTTTTTGGCTTCTGTGAGAATAATTTATCAATTGATTTAAATTTATATCCACCATTTTCCCCATCATGAGCTATTTCATAAAATAAATAACCAGCTAATACCCCATTTGCACCTGGAATATCCTCTGGGATACAGTGCTTAGCTAACCACGTGCAAATGTGAAATACTTTTTGACTTCCTCCAATAAAAGTAAATTCATTTAATGTCTTATCAGATTCTAAATCTTTACCAGTTTTAAGAACCTCGGTTAGAATTTCAGTAACCATATCATTAATTTTACCCTCATATTTCTGAGTTACCCTATTTTCAACCAAATGATTCATCATTGATTCTTTAGAATAGAAATCAGTTACAAGTGCAACACTAGTACTATTTCCACCAAAAGCTTCTCTAACACTACGTTTTGTTCTTAATTGATAATCACCAGTAAATAATAGTTTCTGTTTATATCCATCCTCAACAATTAATTCAGTCTTCTCACCCGCACTTTTATTAAAGAACCCCCTTCTGGCACTCTCAAAAACAGCACCGCCAGTTTCACCATAACCAGTATCAACAAATGCAGCACTAGCTCTTACTGTATTGTCCATTAAACTTTCATATAAACTCAATTCAGAAATACCAGTAGAGAAATCTACAGTGGTCCCATCATAATTTGAAGTTATTTCTAATTTCTTAATATCAGAATTCCCACCCTGGGCAGATACATTTGATGGCATTATGCTCTACCTAGATCTAAGTTCATTTCTGGAACACTAGAAGATCCAGATGCAATAAATGGATATCCCATTGTTTTTGCTATTTGTTGTGATGGTTTATTAATAATTACAGGTTGTATAAACACATTAGCTGTTTGAGTTGGTTCATTATACGATGCGAATTTACTTATATTATTACTATTTATTTGTGGTTGTAGTGACGATACCCCACCTCTAGTCTGGGTTTGTTGAATTCTCATGACTTCCTGTGCTCTTTTAAGGAAGTCATTTTTATCAATTTGCCTGCCTTGCATATCAAAATATTTATCTTCTGGTAATCCTAGTATATTTCTTCCAGCAACAAATGTACCCACTCCAGGTATTCTTACTTTCTCTCCACTACCAGGCTTTGCGGATTTAATTTTCTTATCTAAATCACCAGCCATTTGTGGTGTAATGATTGGTGATGCAGTGTTGGTTGCTCTCGATGTTGGTGCTGCTGCGGCTGATCTACCTAATTGTGGTGGTTTATTTTTATCTTGTTGTTTTCTGTGATTTTCCTTGTCTTCTGCCGTCCAAACTTTAGGCTTCCAAACATCTTTACCATTTTCCTTTACAATTATACCCTCAACACCATTTTTCATTGCTAATCTAGTGGGATTTTCAGCTTTCCATCCAGTTTGCCAAGGTTTAACCACCTCATTCCTTAAAACTTTCCATGGATCACCACCTTTATCCAATGAATTTACATGAGTTGTTGCATGTGGGCCAGATGCACTACCACTCATACCCTGTAATCCTATTATTTGACCACGGGTTAATACCTGCCCAACTCTTAGATTTGATTTTTTATGTAAGTGTCCTATCAATAATTCATATTTTTTTCCATCTTTACCAATAAATGTTCCGGTGATATAATGCCCAAATCCTCTAGTACCATTCCAATTCCATCCATCAGCTTTTGTGATTGTTAATTTATCTACTGGGTTTGGGATTTTTGCTCCATTATTAAACCCACCAGAAGAATCTAATAATGCAACATCCATACCAGAATGCTGATTATCTGGATCATTACTTTGTGTAATAGTTGCCCCACCTTTATAAGCTAAGGTGGCACCATTTAAATGCCCTCCAATACTAACCTGAGGCATTCCTGGGACCAACATAGCCCTATTTCCCGCTGTATTAAAAATATGTCCTTTATGTCTGATTGTATTAACATTCTGAGAAGAATCCCCCCCAGCACTTGGTGTTCTAAATCCAGTAACTGCTAGAAGATTTCTTATTTGTGATTCATTATAACCTTCTGATTTTAATTTTGTTTTTAATTGGTCCGTATTCAATGCAAGAATCAATGCACTATTCGCTTTCGCATATTCAGATTCAGTGAGTGTTCTTTTCAACTTACCTTCTCTTACTGGCTGATATTGGCCCGACCCATTGATAATATCAGTTAAACTTGAACTATTAGATAAATATTCACCTGCTGTAATTTTACCAGCTTTTATTAAAGCAGATCGATTTAATACGGATCTAGCTACTAAAGCAAGACCAACATCACCCTGCCCACTCGCTTCAGCAATCATCAATCGTAGTAATAATTCCCTCTCACCCCCAGTGACACCCTTTATATCCTCAATAAATTGCCCATCCCCATCAAATCCATCACCTGATTCCCCAGGATTTTCACCTCCTCTTTCATAATCGCTCTTACTGATCTCCATTTTAACAACATTTAATGCCTCCTTCATTTTCTTGCTAATGGATCTCTGAAGAACACCAGATAATTGCTTACTATCCATCAAACCAGAATCAATTGATAATGATCTTTCGGGTGGAATTTCACCACCCATTGAAAATGTCGAAATTCTTGACAATAATTGTCTAGTATTATCTGCACTAAAGGCAGATACAATATACATAATTGAGTTTGATATATTCTCATATATATTCTTCGATGGCATCTGACCAAGAACCATATCAACAGTCGATGACATAAGAGAACCAATACCAAATGGTATATCTCTCATAATTCCAGCAATTTTAGTTAATGCTCCAAACGGGTTTGGTTTTTTTCTCCCAGATACCCTATCAATAACATCACTAAAAGTATGTGAATTTTCTGGATCTTTAAACAGCTTTGTAATCTCCCTTGGGCCACCTACATTTTTTCCTGGGGCGCTTCTTTCATTTCTAATTACAGGTCTTTTAATATCCTGATGTTTGGCTTTTATTGTTCTTTTAGGTGCTCTGGATCTGACAATTCGCCTTTTCTTATTTGTTTTCGCTACCGTTCCACCTGACCTAGCACCCTGTGTCTCCTTTGGTCCGACGTTCTTTTTACCTGTGAAAAACACATCATAAAGCTTAGCACCAATGTAATCACCAGCAAGTCCCCCCAGAATGGCACCAACTGGCCCCCCTAAGCCAGCTCCAATCGTTCCAAGTAGGCCAGCACCAATTAGGGAAAATGCAGCCCTTCCTAGGGGCTCTCCAAGTGCAACAGAAATTCCAAAATCAAGAAAAGCACCTATAACGGCCATTCGTCTTAGTGCTGGTCTTACTGCCTTTAATATCACACCACGCCCGATCTTTTTTGTGGAAATTCTAGCTAGTTGCTTAGCCTTAGTTAATTTACCCTTAGGAGCTTTTGGGGTTTTAGAATCAGGTTTTTTTGAATTTGGTTTATTAGGATCTCTCTTATTTGGATCAGGCGTATCCTTCTCATCTAATATAGAATTTGCTAATAGTTTTGTGCCACCCATTACAGCCAGCATAGTTGCTCCAGATAGAGCAAATAGAGTTCCAAAATAACCCAATTGATCTGTAAATTTATTGAAAATATTCTGTGATTCTGGTGCTCCATCTTCACCCTTAACTCTTTTTATTAAACCACTTATTGTATCATGTAATTTATATCCTTGATCAACAAAAAATACAAAAGTATCTAATAAAAACATAAATGTATTATTAATTACCTCAAAGAAAGAAGCAGTTAAAATCGATCCGATTTTCCTAACTAGAGGTGAAGCCCCACCTAAAGAAAAATTATTAAATAGCCACCCTAAAAATGTAAATAATAGAAAGTTTCCTATCTTATCAAAAAAATTAAAATTAATTTTATTGAAGGGATTTGTTATACTTGGTAATTTTATACCTAAACCCTTTGGTTTTTCTAGTTTCTTTTCTCTATCTTCATTCTTTTCTTTTTTAGCTTGCTCTCTCTTTCTTTTATCCTCTTCTTTATTATTTTTTATTAATTTTTTGAGTGATTCATTAACCTCTTCTAATGGAGTACCAATAGTATATAAAATACCATTATTTTGTGGTGTTGAAGTGGTAGATTTATTACTCTGAATTCTACTACGCCTTACTCTAGGACTTGTATTAGTCTTCTTGTTTATAGTTGTTAATTTTGATAGTAAAGTTGAACCCATTTATTAACCTACCATCACACCATAGGTTTCTAAAATCCTTGCCCTATCAGTTAAAGCTGAATTTGGAACTGTTGAGAACATGTATCCCATATCACCGCCACCGGAATTAGACGCTATAGGTGTTCTACCACCACCAACAATAGGTGGCAATGTTGAAACATTCCCGCCAGATTTATCTCTTGAATATGGCCTAATACTCGATTGATTTGTATTATTTCTCATTAATTGCGAAGAACCTGTAGATGACATACTTGGTGGTCTTATTGTCAATCCACCCCTAATTGGCTCAGTTCTTGCCTTCTCTACAATATTCCTCTCTGATGACGTAGCCTTATCACTTGGCCCAACCCATGGAGAAATTCCACGTTCTTTCATTAAATGTAGGGCTAATATATCTTGAACCTGTGGGGTAAACTTCATATTCATATTAAGGTTTGCCTTCTTCAACAATTCTGGTAAGGTATTTCCCACAATTTGATACTTACCAACTGCATGTAATTTGCCAGCTTTAATCCACTGATCATCATCCATGGATTTATCATCATGTTGAAGTTCAATAATCTCAGCAATTGTTAAACTTGTTAGTGGTTTTCCTTTGTGTTGTGTCATTTTAGTGAAATCGCCGGAATATCCAGATGTCCCTCTTCCCCCAGAATGACCTAATTGATTAACAGCATTATATCCACCACTAGATAATGATTCATACTTACCAAGAACCTCTAAGGCATCCCTTTGACTTTTGGTTAAATTAGATGTTATACTTGGTATAGTTGCAGCGCCAGCAGGTCTACCACCAATTGGCACGGGTTGTTTTGGTCTTGGCTTCGGTGTTGGTTTACCTCTTCTATTAACTTTTCTTGGCTTCGGTGTTGGGGTAGTTTGCGTCCCACCACTCCAAATATTACCTAGATTTCTCTGCACATTCCCGGTAATATTTATAGCTGCATTACCAACACCACGTAATTTATCAACAGCAGAACTACCAACACCACGTAATGCATTACCAACACCACTTAATGGATTTGTCATCCCACCCAATCTCTCCCTAATTCCACCTACAATACCACCCCATTGATAACCGCTTATTGAATTTGAACCAAATGCAGATGTGATATTATCACCATTACGAGTTTGTATTTTATTAGAATCAACTTTTTTTACTGGCCTTTTACCAACATAAGATGCAACATCAAATCCAGTTTTTGAATGTATATTTTCTTGGTCCTTATGTGTTAATACAACTTCACCTGGCTTAGCCACGATTAATTGGGTATCTGGGCCAGCCCCGGTAACAGATACCCCAGTATCACTCTCAACCCCACCATAACCATCTTCTAATACACCACCAGATTCCAAACTCTGAAGCATTCCATATGGAGAGGCTTGAATATTCCCAACATTGCCAACACCAGGAACTGGAATTGCCTTTCCAGACTGTACCTTAGCAGCTCTTTCAGTTTGTTTCTGGGCAGCTTCGTTCTGACCAGTAACTTTATTAGCCAAATATGATGTACCAGCAACAGCACCAATAACTAACCCAGCCTTACCTAATGGGCTCTTCAATAACTTACCAGCTCCCCTGGCAAGTTTTGATTTAGCAAGTTTTCCAACTAGTGATTTCAATCCACCAATAGCTTTAATCATTCTAGGAATGAATTTTATTATCCATGATGTCATTCCCTTAACTATTTTTAAGGTACTTAAAATAAAACCACCAAGTGGAGTCAAAAATAATACGACAGCAGCTAATATTGCAGGCCACCAATCTTTAATAAATCGGTTTAATGTCTCAACTTTCTTAGCATTAGCTGGATCAGTAAACCATTTCAATAAAGAATTGAATAATTTTCCTAATACAGTAAAGACTATAAACTTCCTAATAGCTTCAAGAACACTTTCAAATGGTTTGAGTATATTTTTAAATACAACTAGTTTTTTTAATTTCCTACCTAATTCTAATCCATCTTCACGTTTCTTTCTATTCTTTTTTTCTTCATCTGTTCTATTTTTTCGTTCTTCTTTAGTTCCTTTTTTAAGTGAATCCTTAAAAATTAAATTAATAGAACCAATAGTTTTTAGAATCTTTGATAGCTCAGCTTCACCATCAAAATTACTAGGTTTTAATACTTTTTTATTTATTTTATCTGGTTTTAGTATACCTTTAATTTTTTTATTAGGTATACTTGAACTGTTTGGCTTATTCTTAACAAATTCAAACTGACCAGTTTTATCCTTAATCCTTAAAAATTCAGTTCGTATTTTCTCAACTTTCTCAGTTGATCCCCCCCTACCAATTTGAGCTTTTACTAGATATTCCTTAAGAAATAATCGATATTCTTCATAAGTAAAATCTTTAATGTCATTAAGACCTAAAGTATTTAATACATCAGTATCAACAATTTCTCTAACAAATTTATTAGATTTTTTACTACTTATTCTTCTGGATCTTATTGCTGGTTTTTTGGGGGGATCTGGTTGTTTTGGTATTTTTGTGTTTGATTGCTTTGAAAACTTATCCTTGTTATTAACGTAGTAATCCCAAAGATAATAATAATACTCCAGTCTAGTCCCAGGAACAGACACAGCCTGATCCACAGGTGATGGGTGTTTTTTATCAGATTTTAATATAGCCTCAATAACTGTCCCAACAACATCATCAACATTAACATTAAACTTCTTAGCAATAGCTTCCGAAACCGATTCAAAATTAGATTCGATTGATTCTAAATATAACTTCCTTCTGGATGCGGATTGATCCTTAATTGGGGTTACATATTGTGAAATTAACTTGTTAACCGTTGATGCCATCTTGTCGTTTCTTATTTCTTATTTCTTCTTCTTCTAAATGCTGTTCAAGTAAGATTAAGTAAATATCCCTTTCCCAAGGAATCATATCTTCGATTTCAACGAGTGACCAGTGGTGGTATTGAATCAAAGCAAAGTTTGTTTTATAATAACTTATCAAATCAACATTGCAAAGAACTAGTCGAAAAAATCGGCAAGACCCTCTAACACAACTTCACATTTAACTTTTGTTTCTTTATTTGTGAATTTAAGTTTATGCCTCAATTTTGGCATAGTATCAAAGAATGTGCTGATGGTTTGAAATGATGACTGGTCTAAACTTTCAACAAAATCATTTAATTCATCATCCGTACAGTCAGATGTGGAATATGATTCACCATCATTAGAGGTAATGGTATCAATACATCCTGAAATCAATCTAAAAGTTTGATTCATTTGCTCCAATTTACCATCACCGTCAATTAATTCACCATTCTCATCAGTGTTCTTAGAATAATCAAAATTATTATCAATGAAGTGTTTGAATGTAGGATACTTCATTTTAATAATTAGATCATCACCAATTTCAAATGTGTCCTTGTGGTCTTTATTTCTTTCAACTTTAATATCGTTAACGTTTAGTTTTATATCAATCTCAGTCTCACCATCATCTGGGCATACTAAACGAAGATTGAATATATCATCAACCGATCTCCTATACATGTTAAGGAATAGGAATTCCAAATCGAATGTAGATAGATCATCGATATTTAAATCTTTATCTAAAACACAATTACTTAGAACTTGCCTAACTGCCATTGTAACTTGATTTGGATCATTTGATTCATTGGCAATGATCATAATCTTCTCTTCTTTTACAAGAAATGGGCGATATCTAATCGATTTCTTATTTGAAGGCAATTCAATTTCATAAATTGGGGTATTTAGTTTTGGTAATGACATACTATTAATAATAATAAATTAACACACATTATTTATAAGAGCTAATTTGATGTATTTTCAAATGAAATTAATATTACTATTGAATGCTATTGGGTTATTAATAATTCCAGCTAGTCTACTAGAAAAATCCCCAGCACTGCTGGTGTTTGTATTATTACTTTGCACTGCAATATTATTCTGTGGTGCTGATGATGCAGATGCAGATGAAGATGCACTACCATTTCTTTTAAGAATATAACGGGAATAACTCATCGATATCGTGCATTTCAATAACTGTGATGATTCATAGGTTACTGGCATTGATGCTATATTAATTGGATATGCATCTTTGAATATATATTCTAGTATAGACTTATTATCATTAGCGGAATTATCATTTTTATATTTGGTTCCAAATCCCGGCCCAATTTTATTTGTTTCATTTAGATCATAATCCTTTTCAAATTTGTAAATTCTAATATCATTCCGATAATATTTTGGAAATCTAACTCTATAAAAATAATTTGATGCTTCTATACCACCATTAGATTCAGTGGTAAATTGTTCATTCACGATATATGACATCCACTTCTCAAAAAACCAAATAATATTATATCCACTTTTAAATGTTCTACCTCCAGTATCAACATAAAATGTAAAATCAGTTTGATTGTCATATAATCTCCTATACGCAAATCTCTCAGTTACCCCGTGATAATCATCACTAACTTGATTTGTAGTCAGTGATGAACCCGGAAGATATGCATCACTACAAGATAAACTAATCAACTCTTGCATAATAGAATTATTATAAATTAATTCATTACTAGCCAAGTGATTGATAACCGATTCAGGTGGGGTAAATGAACATACAAAATGGGAGGTTAATGCTGGCTTCAATAACAAAGCCCGTACAGTATTTGCTTCAACTGCGTTTGGTAAAACCATTTACAATAAAAATGTATATGTATAAATATATTTATATTTAATGTAGTGCATGCGAAATTACTATCAGGGTTTATTTACACCTAAGAATCCCCAAAAATATATTGGAGATGTTAATAACATCGTTTATAGAAGTTTCTGGGAATTGAAATTCATGAGGTGGTGTGACCAGGATGAAAATATATTAGAATATGGCTCAGAAGAAATACCTATTCCATACTTTGATAAAACAACTGAAAAAATTAGAAAATACTTTCCAGATTTTTACATAAAAATTAAAAATTCACAAAATATAATAGAAAAATATATTATAGAAATAAAGCCAAAAAAACAGACAATCCCACCAAAAGAACCAAAAAGAAAAACTAAAAATTGGTTATATGAGTCCGTGACATATCAAAAAAATAAATGTAAATGGGAGGCTGCCATACTATTCTGTGAGAAACATGGGTTCAAATTCAAGATAATTAATGAGGATCACTTAAATATAAAATATTAACTCTAAATACTTTATATAAATAAAATAAAGCATAATGGCAGAAGAAATTCAAGTTGTTCCCTTCCAAGAACCAAAGGTAATTAATAATATTTTCTATTCACAGAGAAGATTATTTAATATTCAAAATTCAGATAATTCAATTTCAGTTGGTTATCTCACACAGCCATCTGAAGTTAGTAATATTACGACACAAAACAATACTAGTCAGTTATTAAATTTAACTGGGGTTGGTGATATAGCAATTCTTGGTTCATTTGGTGCAGATAGCAATCAATTCACTCCAGGTCCATTATCAACAGGACCAGATTCTGCTGCAAATGGTAATGAAAGAATTTCAAATGCTATATTCAGTGATCCAAATTATCACTCATTAATCACAAATTCGAATCCGACAACCACATCTACAAGTCCCGCTGCTGGAACTGACGGGTTTGGTGATTCATCAGTTACGAGAGTTGAGGTTTCATCACCGACAAGTCCAGAAATTCAAGGGGTTTCAAGTCAGGACGTAAGATACCCACTTAATATTTCAGACGATCAAGATTATGTCCAATTTAATGTGGTAAAATTAGAAACTAGGGAGTTGGGTAGCACCAGAGGCTTAAGTGGTTCAGTAAACGCAAATGTATACACTCCGGTTAATACACCAGAAGCAGGAACAATTATTATAGGAACTCAGGCGCCAATTTATGAAAGAACCCAGGTTGGTTGGGGTGACGATTCTCTAAATGCCCTGCAAATGGCAGCGGCAAATTTATCTGTAGATGCAGCAACTTCTGGGTTTGGTGGGGCAGAAGCAGCAATTAATGAAGCATATAAAGCGACTGGCGTAGCAATTGAAGAAAATTCTGGGGGAATTCAAGGTGCTTTGGGTGCATTAGCCGCTGGGCTTAACCCAGGGGCAGTTTTCTCAAGATCACAGAGAAAAATAATAAATCCCAATTTAGAATTGTTATTTTCTGCGCCATCACTAAGACCGTTTACTTTTGAATTTAAATTTGCGGCCAGAGAGCTAAAGGAAGCTCAAATGATTAAAAAAATAATTAAATACTTTAAACAAAATATGGTCCCTAGAGTTGACACTTCAGGTGAAGGTTTATTCTTACAAGCTCCTTATGTATTTACTATTCAATATATGAACGGAAAGAAAGGCGTTCATAAGTCAATAAATTTAATTAGTGAATCACCAATAAAAAAGGCATGTGCTCTAGTTTCATGTGATGTAAATTATACTCCATTATCAACTTATATGACCTTTGCAGATGATCCAGAAGCAACCATGGTCGCATATCAAATGAGCTTACAATTCCAAGAAATTGAACCAATTTATAGCAAGGATTATGAATCAGGACCAGGAAAAACCCACAGTATAGGTTATTAATATGGCAGAAGATTACTTCAGAAAAGTACCAAACTTTGAGTATGTAAGTAGAAACTCAGATGAAAAAAATATTGATGATTATGTTGTAGTCAAAAATCTATTTAAACGTGGTAAAATCAGAGAGGACATATTTGAGAATGCAGTCTATTTTACAAAATATGCTATTATTGGTGATGAGCGACCAGATAATGTATCATATAAAGTGTATAAAGATCCCAAGTTAGATTGGGTTATACTATTAGCAAATAACATATTGAATATTCAGTCTGAATGGCCACTAACACAGAAAGATTTTGATACGGTCATGTCTGAAAAGTATAGATCATATGAGAATCTATATGCAGGTATCCATCACTATGAAGCTAAGGAAATTAAAAATACACTAAATCAAGTTATTATACCCGAAGGAACAATACTTCCACAATTAAGAAGAGATTACAGAAAATATCTATTAGATGATTCAATCAATCCAGAATACGATACAATGGTTCCGTATTTTATTGAATATTATGATTCGGGATTAAGAAAAGAGGTGCTTCACACTGGATTTGTTGTTCCAATAACAAATTTTGAATATGAAGATAGAATAGAAAACGAAAAAAGAACCATATTTATTTTAAAATCACAATATGTGGGCCTTGTTCTAGAAGACATGGACAGAATCATGCCATACAAAAAGGGTGGAGAACAATACGTGTCCCCCACCCTTAAACGAGCTGATAATATCAGACTATGGAATTAATCTTCAGCTAGTTTTGCAAACTCACTCAATTCAGCATCAAATTCATCATCTTCATCATCAGTTTTCACAAATGATGGTGTTGGCTTTTGTGATGCCTTCTTATATTCACTCACCAAATCATTTACAAGATCATCGTTTGATTCTTCTAGTTCATCATTAGCGGGAATTGGTTGACCTTTACCCAGAACTAACATCAAACGCTTCTGAAGTTGATCAGCAGGCTTAAACTTATCAGGTGCAATTAGTTCATCCAATGAATAAAGATTTTCATGAAGCTCCTTAAGAGCCTGAATATTTGCATCCTCAGTTTTACATCCTGCGACCTCTAACATTCCACGCCTATCAAAACTGGAATCATCATAATTCCAATACTTACCTTTACCACCTTTATTATCAGTTTGCTTAATTCTGATAATGAAATTAGCACCAGTGGCATAATTCCATGGCTCGTATGGTTCCTTTTTGTCCACATCAAGACCTAGAACATCTTCCTCTGGATCAACCTCGGCCATTAATTTCTGAGCAATCTTAATTCCATATTTGAATAAGAAATGCTTTCCGTTATTGTCTGGATTAAATGGATCTTTAACAACAATTATGTTGCTAATATATGATGTCTTTCTCTTACGACTAGATTTATCAAAATCACTGTATTCATCCCAGTGTTCAGAATTATATAAGGAAATGGGATCAGTCTCACCAAGGGTTGATCTTGAATTCTCAATAAACCACTGATTACCCACTTTAAAAGAATGGTGATACAATTTTACAAATGGCATTTCCTCACCGTCAGGTGGTGGTAGAAAGCGAATTACTGCTCCACCAACACCACTCTTATCCACCTCAGGTTTCCAATAACGATCATCCTTCGTGAAACCCCTAGTCTGCTCTGCTTGTAGAGCCTGTTTTAGTTTACTTGAAACACTTCCACTCTTCTTAATAAAATCTTCAAACGACATATACTTTCCTCTTTGGCTTTAATTTGGCTTTTTGGCTTTTGGCCTGAATAACAACTTTATCACATATGTAAAGGGATGTCAAGCCCTAGTTCTGTTGTATTTTTTTTAATGAATCACTTATTTTTTTCCTAGTTTCTTCTGAGAGTGTTTTTCCTTTTCTAAATTCACTCATTTTCTTTCTAGTTTCTTCTGAATGTTTTTTACCATAAAATGGATTATTTTCACCACTTAAAGATTCACTTATTTTTCTCTTAGATTCTTCTGTGTGTTTTCTACTTTTTCCATAATTTGGATTATTTTTACCTTTAGTGGCTTCACTCATTTTTTTTCTATGTTCTTCTGAATGTTTTTTACCATAAAAATGATGTTTTTCACCACTTTTAGATTCACTCATTCTCTTTTTAGTTTCTTCTGAGAAAATTCTTTCTTTTAGTTTCTTTTTTGTTTCTTCTGAATGAATATACCCAGAACACCAATCACCACCATCAGTACGATTCTGTAGAATCCCAGTTCGCAAATCTTTTCTACCTAGAACTGAGATCATGTATATCTCATGTTTAAAGGCTTCTTCTTCAGTTAGATTTTGTTTTAGAAATAATATTCTATCTTTATCTTTAGGTGGTAATACTCTGTGACGATGAATACAATAAGCTCTACTACCTTTACCCTTACCAATATAATAAGGAGTTCCGTCTTCTCTTAAGTAAGCATAGGTATAATAGTTATTCATAAATTATTAATTTTATTTAATATAATCTTTTTATACTTATCATTATCTATTTTTAAAAACACTCCATATTTATGAATAATCAATGAGGTACTGTTCCATATTGGATCATCCAATTTTTTATCAAAATTTTCTGTATAAGTTATGAACTTATTGAGAATAACAAGTGTTTCCAATGAAACATTTTTCCTTAAATACTCTTTTAATATAATAGGATGATAACCATTTTCACATTTGAATAATTCAGAAAATTCATATGAATCTAATAGATATGAAATTTCATTTGTGAACAGATATGTTAATGATTGAATCTTCTTCTTCCATGATAAGTATGTCGTGTTACCATTCTTAATAATATCACCAATCCATAAATTTTTACAATTATTCATCGCAAAATTTGCAATAAAGAATTGGAGAATTTCTTGTTTTGTTTTTAATCTAGCTAATTTTTCAAAATAAAATCGATCTTTACGCTTATTAAAGGCTGCACTAGAAGCTTTAACCACACCTTTATATTTTATGTAGTCATATTGCCTTGATCCAAAATGATTTTTAATTGCCAAATATAACTTAAAGCACTCAAATGCGTCCACATTAAAAAGTTAACTTGCTTGTTCTCTTCTTCTTCAAATAATTCAATTGGATAGCATCATGCTCTATTCTTTTCTTCAGTTGCTTACTGACTAGTTTTGATACGGTGTCTATGTCAATATCCATATCCTCACAATATAAAACCGTTGCATCAATATAGTTTAATTCTGGATTATTTGCCACTAAGGTTTCAATATCAGAAGTGAACTTATCGGCGCAAATAAATTTTGATTCTAGCTCACTCTCAAATTTCTTTTTCTGTTGTCCCGTCATCAGTGGTTCTTTAGTAATCATTTGGATTTAATCTCAAACATAATCATATCATATCACACTTGTAACTGGTTGTCAAGTCGGAATTGATTCAATTGTTTCTTAAATTTTTTGATGTATTTCATATCAAATTTTTCTATGAATACTTCAACTTCCATATCACGAGAAACCATCATAATAACAATTTGTTTAACTTTAACTCCCGTCAATTCATAGATCATGCAAGAATATATTGCACATTGAATAAAATAAGATTCAATCCATTCCTTACGTTTAATTTGGTCACTGGTTTTAGTATCAATAATAGATAGCTCACCATCAAACTCAGCTATAATATCTGGAGTTCCCGCAACACCTAATATTTTACTATAAAGCTGCTGCTCTATGCATCGTATATTATTTATACGATGCAATGTTGGCTTTAATTTATTAAAAAACATTTTCAATAATGGTCTAGAGAAATCAACTTCTTTATTCTGAAGATAATTCTCAACAATACTATGAAAAGCCGTACCATTGGTTGATGTTCTGTTCATTTTATTATCAGCAGCTCTATCCCCGACTCTATTTCTCCATTTTTGAATTGATTCCTTTTTAGCATGTGATAATACAGATGTCACAGAAACCATTGGTTTTGTTTTTGTGTCACCAACAATAATATAATGTCTAACTCCATTAATTTCTATTCTCTCTAATTTTGGGAACTCAATATCAAAACCCTTATAATCATATTTCATCTTATACCTAAATTATACTTAGCAATAATATATTGCTTCACAAAATCTGAGCGAACAATATCATCAATACCAAACTCAATCACATCAAATGAATTCATTTGATTAATAATTCTCATAAAATCAATAATTCCATTTTTCTCAGATAACTTGGTTAAGTCAGATTGTGCCGCATCACCACAAAAACATATCTTACAGTCTTCACCAACTCTTGTAATAATTGAATCATTCTCATGAAATGATAGATTCTCAAATTCATCAACAATGATAATTGCCCGATCAAAAGTAGTTCCCCTAATAAATGAAGTACTCCAAAAACTAATAGTTCCTTGCAATTTTAAATTTGAATAAATTGTCTCGTATTGTTCAGCATTATCAAAATCAAACATACCCTTAACCATATTTTTATATGGTATTTCATACAATGCCGATTTATCGTCATGAGAGTTGTGAGTAACTATGTAGTCATCAGTAATATAAAGATTTTCAGAATTATCAACACTAATACATTTAACCTCCTTAACCCCGATTGGCTCAATAGACTTTATTCCAATATTGTGCATATATTTACATGAAAATCTTTCAGCCTTTCTAGAAATAAAGAATGGATTAATATCATTTGGTAAACTTATTGTAAATTCATAAGATATTAATCTGCATGTTAATTTCTGTCGTTTTCCTTGTCTATCAGTAATATATGAAATCATACCAACCCTATCCCTCTCACATAATACAGATCTACCACCAAGAGATTTAACTATTTCAATTACATCCATTGCCAATCTCTTTGATGTTGTGGTATATGAAGCCTCCCCAATCTTCTTTACTGTACCATCAGTATCCATTAACCCCCGTAATAATTCAATTCTATCATGAATTGATGAAAATTTATATAAATCTGGGATAAATTTTGTATCACATTTTGATTTATTTAACCCAAGTTTAATCAACTCATTTTTTATTATATTTTCTGATAATATTTTTGTTGGAATAAATTCATATTTTAAATTATCGACAACTTTATTATTTTCACAATAATATTTTAATGTTGATCTCTTTTTATTTAATGATTCTAAAGCAACACCAATTGAATGATACTTTTCACTCTCGGAAGTATCAAGATTTGTAACTAAAACTCTTTTGGCTGGTTTATTATTTTTAGGCGAATTATTTATAGTGTAAGTAATATTACGATTATTATTTGTTAAATAACACCCCATTGATGTAATTTCATCATCTACTCTCTCAATTAACTCATTATCAGTATTTGAGAATGAAATAGAAGATGATATACTACCGTCACCTAAAATTACACCAAGTGTATATGGTGGGATAGGTAAATTATTTTTTGTAAACTCAATCGCTGCATTTCTAGGAAGATAATGATTTATTTTACCACTATTGTTTAATAAAGTTTCAATAATTTGTTTGGTTGTTTTTGTTGACCCAGGTTTACCTCTCTTTTTTTCTTCATACGTTCTCGTCACCCATAAATGATCTTCACAACATTCAGTGGATGTATTTTCCGTAGTTGTAACTTTATATACTAATTTCTTTCCCTTTGGGAATACCTTTGTTACTTTCGTTTGTTTACCATCACAACCAATAACATAATCGCCAACTTTAATTTCACCCATAGTAGACCAGCCAGTTGGAGTTAGTATTTTAGCATCTAATGGCTGTGGTCCTGGAAGGAAACCAATCTCCCTAGTTGGAACTAAAGAACGCACAATATAGATTTTATCATAAGGTGTTCTATAATCAAGAACATCTCTTAAAGCATTATATAAAACACACATCGTCTTACCAGTTCCCGCAACACCATGTGCAATTATGTGTTTTCCTTCTTTGTATGATTCAAATAATCTTCTTTGATTCACGGTAAGTGGTTCAATAACTGATAACTTTGAAATATCTATTGGTTTTTTAGTCCTCCTACCATTAGAAAATTCATTAGTATTTGTATTTCTTGCTTTTCTTGCTGGCATATTTTTGTTTTCTAATTGGTTTTTATATGTTCTGAAATCTTAAGTACATGATCTATAAAATCACTGGCATTTAATGTATGTTTCATGAAATTACATTTAGAACAACATGGAACAGAATTTTCTTCAGTATATCCAACATCATTATTAACTCGATCAATTCCTTGAAATTTTATTGGATTACCATGTAATGAACTTCCATGTCTAGAAGTATTTTTAAATTGTTTTAATGGAGCAGTTACTCCACAATAATAACAGTCACCTTTAACAATACTAATAAATGATGATTCCGTTAAATTAAAATTCCTACTTCTTCTAGTTGCATCAGATTTATATTTACGATATCGTCTTCGATATACATCTGATTCGGTAGAATTTATAGTATAAATTATTTCATTCATATTTTCTTCACAGATGAACCTGGAACCCGTCCAACTTTCGATAAAACTTCATTCCAACTTGAATGTTTCTTGATTAGTGTATCCTTCCATTCACCCATTTCAACACCAGATGGGCAAGTCGATGGATCTGACCAATCTCTAATACAGTTTGTATTATCCTTTTTAAATTGCTCCCACTCATCAACACTCAATTTTAATTCTGTCTTCTCACCAGTTTTTATATTCACAATTGGATATATTGGCATAAATTATTCTCCCATATATTACTATTTAACAAGTTTCCAACCTCTATATGTTTTCCTCTTCTCATTAATTAACCTACTAACACCATTTGGTAATAAGTTATTATTATTTGCAAATAAAGATAACTCACCAATAATAACATAATAATATTCCCCATTAGGAGATAATAAACAATATTTATTACCAGAACCTGGACTATTCCAATCACTTACCGGCTTTAAATTTTTAATTTTACTGGGATTTGTTAAAGTCCACCCCTTATGTTTATATTGTTTATATGATCTAAGTGAATATAAACAATATAAACTTAAATTATTATCTATTGAAAATTGTTTAATATTTGTACCAGAATAGATAATACCATCTGGGGAGGTGAAGGAATATTGGCTCACATGTAGTGGTGGCTTTATCCAAAGATTTTTATTCCGTTTAGACAGTCGTAATTTTGCCTCATTGCTCATTCCAGGCCCAAGTATCCTACCCCTAAGAGATTTACTAATCTTAATTTTACTTTCTTTTGTATGTCCTGTAAATATTGGAGGTGAATCACCACCATCAGTAAGGTTTCTAAGTATTCCAGTTCCTAAATCTTTTCTACCTAAAACATCAATCATGTATTTCTCATGTTTAAATGCTTCCTCTTCAGTTAGGTTTTGCTTTAGGAATAGTATTCTATTTTTATCTTTAGGAACCGGAAGACGACGATTTGAATTGAATGCTCTATCATTAGACCCCTTACCGATATAATAAGGAGTTCTGTCTTCCCGCAAATACGCATAAGTATAAAATCTGTTAGGATTTACCATAACTGCTCTTTAGTTGACTGCATTAATATTTAGGGGGATAATTTCGCCTTGTGCAATCTTTTTTCTTCATAATATTCACATACATTGGGTGCCCAAGATTTAAGTTTTGGCCACAACATTTCACATAATGCCTGAATTTCTAATTGTGCATCACGCTTAGCTCTTAGGTCCATGAAATGGAGAGCAGATCTCAAATTCATAGTAACAACAAAATTCTGTCTTATACCCTGTGGTAATAGATCACGAATATGTTCCTCATTATACCCCTGTAATCTCCTTCTGTCATACTTCTGACAGGCTAATAGTATATCTGCTAAATCTTCTTGAATGTCTTCTTCTGTGTATGTATAACGATCTCCCTGACGATCAATATAAAAGCCAGGGGGTCTTAGATAGAATACATCTTCTATTGGAATGAGGCCATTTGCAACCTTCTGAACTCTCCTGCCGGTGTATCGTTGAGATTGACAATTGTGAACAACAATACCATCACATACAAAATTATGATATTTAGAATCAACCTCTATATCATATGTTACATCAGTTCTTAGATATTCAATAGAAACAATTTTTCTAAAATGAGTTCTTAAACTTTTATGTTCTTTAACATGGCAAGATGAACAAAGAATTTCATAATTGTCTAAATTATATGATTCTTTAATATTGTCTTTTACTGGAATTATGTGATGACAATGCAGATTTTCAGTTGTTCCACAATTATTACAAACTCTACCATGATGATCTAATATCTTAGATTTTGAATATTTTTGCCAATTATAAACTCTATTTTCAGTAAAATCATCATATTTTCTCGACGGGTGATTTTCTTTATTTTTTAAATGCGCAAGTTTTATGTTATTAATTCCATTCAATCTTCGTCTATTAATTTGTTCTTCTGTAAAATGAGAAGTATCTAATTTTTTACCAGTATTATGATCTCTTCGATATTCCCAAGTAATACCAAACAGATATGCATATTTCTTAATTACTTCATAAGAACACCCCAATTCAGATGCTATGGTTTTAGGTGACTTTTCTTTTAGTTGTTCAGATAACCAAATTGGATTACTATACCACTCTCTAGCACCTCTTACACTTAATTTAACACCCCTTAAACTTACATTAACACCATTACATGCAACATTATCACCAATATTCAATTCCTTTAATCTCATCCAACCATTATCTGTAAAAATTCTATGATCCATAGAACATTTTAACTGTTTGCCATCATCTAAAGTAACTTGATATAAATCCTTTTCTGAATTTTTAAAAACTTTACCAATTTTTGAATATTCAAAATACCCTCGATCCTCATTTAATGATTTAATTAATGGTAATTCTTCATTGGAAGAGTATTTTTCATATAAATCTTTAATGGTTAGCTTTTTCTTCTTTTTATACTTTACATCTATTAAACTCTCTTCAGCAAGACAATCAAAACTCATCAATCTATGAGTCCTAGCCTGAACCATAACACTATGAACAAACCCAACACAATTAAAAGTTATACTTGGATGTTCTAAAGGCCCAAAATGCCCCCTATCATTAGCTAGAAGACTCTCTACAATCCACTTACCATGATCTTTAGGTACTGGTTTATCATATATTGCATCTTCTGAATAATCATTTTTCGCGGCTTGCCAAATAACCTGTTCTGCTAATGGATAACATTGTAATACTTCAACTTTTAAATTCTTATCAAGACTCACTAAATCTTGTGCGCTTACTGGTTTCATATTTTAATTAATCCTCACGTTGATTATCTAATAACTTTTGTATAAATATATTCATTATTCCAGCGGCACCACAATAACCACCCTCATAGCATTCATCAGCAACTTGGATATATGCTGAATGTTCTCCCCATTTTTCATATACCATAAGCCAAGAATTTGATGGGCCAACTAACATATCACCATGTTTACATGGATCAAATAATTCCACTTGTTCATTACAACATATATCCTTCGCACCCATAAACACATTTCGGCACACTGAACAATATTTACTTTCCATATTCAATTAATTACTCGTCATTAATTTCATTATTATCATATGTACCCCATAATAATATGATAATATTAAATAATAATAATAATGAAATTAAAAGGGGGTACATATATTCAGTTTCTCTTAAATTTAGAATGTAAAGATAAAAATATTTTAGTTGTATCGTCGTTAAGTTTTAAGACCCATTCTTTAGCCATTAAACCACACACATAAAAGAATACTGAAAATTTAGCTATGTCATATACAGTATTCTTAATTGTCGGTGCCCAATCACTACGTGTTACCTTTTTAA